GGTACTCCAGACCTTCTCATATCTTGTATTAAACTTTGGCCTGAAGCTCTTTTTTCAATTAATACTTGATCAGGGTACCATTCTTCATAACTATCTTGTGCACGTTTTCTTAAATCAGGATATTCTAATCTTTCTTTCCAAGCATCTAATAATAAACATGCAGCATAAGGTTGATTATTTTCATCTCTTGCTGTATATACTCCCCATGTAGAACAAGCTGAAAAGTCAGCAGTATCTTTTGTACTAAAAGCAGTATCATAAGATTGTACAACATAAGATAAGATTGGAATTTTATCTTCTGGATATATCTTCCACCAATCTCTTTTTATAATGGATCCTTCATCAGCTGCTGGTTGTTGTTGATAAAGTGCAGACCATACTCTTTCTCCTACTGTACTTCTAATTTTTTCTAAATCTTTTTTAGAATAAGCTTCTGGCCATAAAGCATTTCCTTTTGAATCAATAGCTGGTAAATCTAAAATTTTCCAATCTTCTTTACTTTCATTTAAAATGTGGCCAGCTAAATCATCTTGGTGCCATCGAGTTTGAATTATAATTATTTTTCCACCTGGTTGTAAACGAGTATAAGCAACTGACTTATACCACTCGATTAAATTTTTTCTTTGGACTTCTGACTCTGCATCTTCTCTACCTTTAATCGGGTCATCTATAATTAATAAATGCGCACCTCTACCAGTAATTGCTCCTCCAGCACCGACAGCTGAATAAGTTCCACCTTGCATTGTATGAAATCGTTTAGCAGAAGTTGAATCTGATCTAAGGCCCACTTGTGGAAAGACATTGTTAAAATCAGGACTGACTATTTGATTACGGACCTTTCGTCCAAAGTCATCTGCTAGTTCTTGAGCATAAGTAGATTGTATAACAAATTCATTTGGATTATTTCCTAAATACCAAGCTGGAAAAAATTCAGAACATAACATTGACTTTCCATGTCTTGGTGGCATAAAAACTGCAAGTCTATTTATTTCGTTTTTTTCTAACATCTCTAAATTTTTTGCAATTAATTGTATATGAGCAGGATCCTTATAGCCAGGATATATATGTTTCGCATATTGTAATAAAGTTTTTCGAGCTTGAGAAGTTGATAGTATCTTATTTAAATGTTCAATGACTTCACCCGCACGTGGGTCTTTAGTCTTTTTGTATATCTGAATAGCTGACTTTAACCGTTCCTTGATCTGGAGTTCTTGCATTTTGTAATCCTTGTCCTACTGCTCCTTTATTTCTATAAGCCTCAAATTTTTCTGCTAATTTAGTAAATGGCTCTACTTCTTTTCGTACAATTTTTTGCCAATGTAAAGAAGGTTGTCCTATTTTATCTAAATACCAAGCTAATTTACTTGCATCAGCAAATCTTTGATTAATTGTTTTTTGATGATGTAAGTCTCCTTCTTCTTTTGGATTACCTTCTTTATACACTCTTGTTTTAAAAATTTCGTCATTATTATTTCCTGTTATATCAGCTCTATCATGTAAAACTTTAACTGGTACATCTTGCATGATATCTAACATATAAGCAATCTCTGAGAGCCATGCATCATTTTGGCCATGTAAACTTAAATGATCTAAACATCTAAACCAATCCCAGGGTACAATAGGAAAGATACTATAAGGATGACCTGTTGATTCTTGTACTCGAAGCAATTTAAACTGGCCATCAAACTTTCCTATTTCTGAATCCCAATCTTTAGTTTGCATTATAGCATCATCATTATTGTATCTGTGTAAATTTTCGTAACCTAATCTTTTAAACTTAATTACTGATCTAGCTGGATGTTTAACATCTTTTAAAAATTTTAAACTTTCACTATCATCGTCATCTACTCCATAAAGTAGTTGAATCTTATTAGGATCCTTGGCATTATCTAATAATGATTCTGTACATCTTTTAATTAAAGAAATTCTTTTACGTGTTGGAAGTAGTACGGATATGGACATATCTCACCTTATTCTGTTTATAATATTATATAAACAAAAAAGTTTGCCCACCATCGCCCCTGTTTCGAGTAAGTCTCCCTACCGTTGTGAAACAACACCTAATTTTTTTCTTCTATCTCATAGAAGAATGCATCACTATCTTCAGTAACCCAATCTTTATTTTCTACGTTCCATTCGGTCGTTTGAACTTTATAGTCGGGCCAGTCTGATTTTTTCGTAGTGAAACTATTAATTGTCCATAATACTCTGTTATTAGGTTGAGCAGCAAAATTACCATTGTCAAGCTCCAAGACATGAGCGCACTTATGCTCCTGAGGAATTTCAGAATGGTCTGTATCAAGTAAATTGGCGTCAGGGTGACACCAATCAACAGTAAACAAATACTCACCGTGATAAAACTTTTTATCTTTTCCAATAAATTTAGCTCGTTGTCCTAGTAAGAAAGAAAAATGATTAACACTATGATAATAGTCAAAGCTATTCCACAGCTCCAGTTGGTCGATTTGCATATCGGGCACATTCCGTCTTTCCATACTTTTAGAGAAAAAGGCACATATTGGCAAGCGCCAAAAGCACGCACCGTTTGGTAGCATGATGTTAAAAAGGATCCCACGCCCTTGAATGCTTGTAAGCCCGAAGATAACACATTCTTCACTTTCGTTAAAATGTTGTTTAAGATCATATAAATACTCCTTGCGTATATTACAATATATTGGCGGTATGCTACTATTTAAAAAAGACATTGTAAAGATATATATAAAAAAAATATTTTTTTCTATACAAAATTTATATACATTTAAATCATTCATCACTCTTTCTATCTCTCTTTCTCCCGCCAGAGAGAAAAAGCTTTTAAACTTTCTCGTTTTTTTTTTCGTTTAAACTTAATACGTTTTTTAAATTAGATTAATTTTTTTAGAATAGATAAAAAAAAAGAGAGCGAGTAATTAAACTCGCTCTCTAATTTAAATTAAAGTCTATTAAAGACTATTAATTTTATTTTCGAAATATTTAATATTTTCTAATATTTCGTTTGAGACTTTATTAGTTTTAATAAACTCTTTATTCGAATTTATTAAATCGAGATATAAATCTTTTTTATTTTTATCTAAATAAGAATTTAAATCGATTAATAAATTAACTTTTTTAAAACGATTATTTTTAGTCGTATCGTATTCTATATCGATTTTACGATAATCGTTATTAAAAGCTTTCTCTATATTAGTCGAAAATTTAGATTTTTCGTAAATAAAAAAAGACTTCGTTTTATCTCTTTTATTATTAAATAATCTAAATAAAATTTTTTTATCTTTATACTCTCTAAAAGATAACGCGATTTTATTTTCGATTATTTTATTTTCGCTTTTTTTCATTTATTTCTCCTTTCTAATTAATTTAAATAATTAATTAATAAGAATTTAATTTATTTTAAAAAAAATTTAAAGAAAAAAATCTATTAATTCGCGTATAAGTAGAATATTTGTTGTTCGCTATTCGTTCTCGATTTGTTCTTGTTTCGTTTTTGTTATTCTATTTATGAGAGAAAAATAAATATATTAAGTAATAATATAAAAACGATTGGAATTCTGAATAAGTATATAAGCATAATTTATTTTTTTTAATTAGTTAATTTATTTATTAATATTTATTTAATATCAATTAGAAACTTTTTTTTTCTTAATTTATTATTTTATCGTAATGTAATGTATAGAGCTTTTTTAATCATTTATTTTTTTTTTATTTTTCTTGATCCCTGCTGATCCGCCTTGATCCTAGGATCCGCACTGATCACCTAGGTTCAAGCACATTTCAACAAGCCACTTTCAACAGCCTTCAACAAGGCCGGGTTGCTTGCTACTGAATGTTGTGGTCTTTTGCTATCTTGTCTAGGTATGTGGACATCTCATCATCGTTCATAGCATCTAGTGTTGAGTGTTGCACTTCCTTCTTCTCAATCAAAAACCCTAACAGTTGTGCTTTCAGTCTTATCGCATTGACTGCTGCTGAATACTGCTTCTTGCCACAAGCATCAGCATACACTTTGTCAAGCTTCTCAACCTCTTTTGACACAGACTCACTTGTTAAGCGCCTAGCATCAACCCGCAATCTATCTATGTACTGGATAATCTTATCCTTCTTTAAGTTGCGGGCAGCTTGGACGTGAGCTGAAGTTTCAGAATAACCTGCGTCAACAGCCGCTTGTCTCTTACCTTTTCCTGCAGCAATGCCTTCACAGAAGGCTTTTTCCATGCTGGATAAGGTTGCTTCATTTGTTTGGTGTATTTGGTCAATAGTTATCGCCATATTTATCCTAATATAGCGATAACTTCAACAATGTAAATTACTTTTTAACTTGTGCGTCCACTCTTTGAATGTTAGTATTTATTTGCTTTTGTAGCTCTCTATGCATGCTATCTATTTTTTGCATAGCCTTATATTTTTTACTCGCATCATCCTCGTCAGTTTTCTCTCGATGAATAAGAGCATCAACAAGTATTATATCGAAACCAACAGAAGTAAAATAAATATCATAACCTCGATAGATAGCCCTATTAGTTATTACTTGAATATTATATTTACTCAAGTCTTGTGGTTTTTCGTTATATCCTGCTTTTAAAACAAGAGTGTTTTTTCTAAAGTTATCAATATACTTTTTCAACTCTTCATCTGTAACACTCCCTTCTTCGTTCCTTCTTTCTTCTCGTTGTAACCAAGATAAAGCTACAACATCTTGTACTATATTTTTAGCCATTTAGTCCTTCCATTCTAGCCGGTATCACGACTTCGTTATCACATTTATTACAACATACTCCACTCTCTTTTACTGGCTGAGGGTTAGCCCCAAACTCAGTAAAAAGTTTATTACATATAACACAAGTCTTTTCGTCAAGATTGATTTTATTCTCTCGACAAAACTTGTCAATAGCTTTTTCAATCGACCAAGGACTTATATCATCTTCACGAGCCATACGAGATAACATTGAACTATCTCCCCAACTCCCTTCCATGTAATCAGTTTGATATTTAATATCCCTAAATAACTCCTTAAGTTTATCTATATCCATAACTTTCTCCTTTTTTATTAATTTAACTTAATTTAAAAATATAAAGAGTAAAATCAAGTTAAACAATATTATTTTTTTCTTGCAACATATTTAGATAACATCTCATTTATATTACCTGTATCCATTCGTTTTTCATTATGGAAATCTACATGCCAAATTGTTACCATCAAGTTATTATTTTGAAACCAAATATCATAACGATATGCTAAATCTCCATGCCTATGTGGTCCTTCAGTTAACCTTGCTCCGCCTGCTTTTCCATCTTTGGCAATGCAACAAAAAGCTGCAGCATATTCGTCAGCTTCAAATCGTGGAAATTGCCAAGCAGATTTTCTTGCTTTACTAATCATTTTTAAAGCATTCGAAGGATATCCATCATAATGATAATAAACACTAAATGCACATTCTTTGTCTTTAAATGTATAACATGCTCTAGTTGACATAACTTTCTCCTTTCTGAGTTGTGGTAGACTATTAGTGAATTCGAAATTCTGCTAGTGAGTTAATACCACAACTCTCTCCTTTCGGTTATCAGTAGATACCTGGCAGAACTCCTCTAGGGTTTTATACTGGCGTCAACAGTATCTACTATCAGTAGATACCTAGTTATTGCCGAAGCGATAACACATTGGATCTACCTATAATAGCCACAGAGATTTCAACGAAGTCTGTGGCTACTACTATTATTATAATAATTAAAAATTATCATAATAAAACAAGTTTAACTTTTTAATGTATATGTAGATTTTTCAGATTTTCCACCAGCACCCGGAGCATCAATAACTTCTACTGCAATAAAACCTCTGGCTCTATCCCAATCTAAGTCAATTGTTTTTCCCCCTGCTGAAAGGAAATCTCTAATCTTCATGCCATTTTTGTATAAGTTAAATCTTCTCCAGCCTTCGCATCCTTCTCTTTTAGGGTTTTTAGGTACACAGACTTGAATTTTAGCATCTCTGTCATACTTATAAGTTCCCTTAAAGTCTTTAGGATCCATAGCTTTAACTTTTGCTTTAGGCTTCACTACATCAGACTTTTTAGTCTTAGGTGTTACCTTTGGCTTAACAGCTAAATTGATAGACATATTTCTCCTTTCTATATTTATTTATTATTTTAACTTTAACTTGCTGAATATACTATATATACAATAAAATTAAACAATAAACATTAAAAAAAAGTCCTCACGGCAGCCTCGGGTATTGGCGGTATTGGCATAAAATAAGCTCCAATACCAGTTATTATCATTGGTATAATTGAATAGTAGTCTAAAAGGTATTGGTATTGGCTCTTTTTATATTTTTTCATTTTATTTTTTTCAAAAATATTTCCTATATAGTAAGAATGACGTATAGTGAAATGATTATAATTGCAAAAATTAACTTTCTCATGTACCATATTAACATATGAATTTCCTTTATATTAGATTAAAAATATTCTTTTATATTATATATTTAAATCTAATACAAGTATCGTTATTGCTCGTTCCTATTTATTTCTAGCACAGATAGAATACCACTTATAGTGTTTGCTACATTTGCAGTAATAGAAAGTGTTTGTGACTCTTCCAGGATCATCGGCCCTTTCAACATGTTTACTGCTGTATTCGTTAACACATTCTCGATAGATGTTTTATGACTTGTGGTCGTATTATTAGCAGTCACTGTCACAATAGTATTAGCTCCTTCATTCGTAGTTTGTAGAGTTTTAACAATAGCTCGTGTATCTGTAGGCACGGAATAAATTAAATTGGATCCCGTGTTAGCAAGAGTGAACATTTCATTTTTATATATGTTAGCCACTTAAAAAAAACTCCTTTCTATCTTGTTCATCGTTTTGATCTTTAGGGTAAGTTGAATTTAAAATCTTAACCATATCTTGTAAATCTTCAATTAATTGATTAAATGCATTTGCTGCATATTTTTCAGGTGCAGAATTTAAACGTGAGATAGGTACTTTAGCCATATTACTATGGTATTTTAATTAATCAACAATGTACAGCGAACTATGGTTGTTTTTCGCTATCCTCTTTTATTTCCTGTTCTAATTTTTTTACCTCTTTAGAGATATTAACCATTTCAACAGTAACTGATCCATTTGCAATAAACTCACTTGCCCATTTAGCCTCCAGGCTTCGCTTCTGGTTCAGTTTTTCCATCAGAGCTTGTGCCATATTTATACTCCTCTATTGTCAGTGTATTCATATTATCGGGAATAAAGTTTAACTGCGGTTCCCATTTAAATGTTTTTACATGCTCAGACCAGAGAGCCTTAGCTGCAACATCTAAATTTTCAGCTTCGATAAGGCCGTGTGCGTAATAACCACAACGCCTGAACTGAAAATACACTAACATTTACATTAGGGTTAGCATATTTTATCGTGTTTGTAAAGTTAATTAAACCACTCAGGTACTTGATTTTTCCATGTTGCAAACTCTTTCTTATGAGCCTTGTAAAAATTTCTATAAGCTTGAACAGTATTACCTTCTATTTTACAATCATCAGGCATACATTGTGGAGGTTGAGTAAAGTTTTCTATCATAATATTACGAGGAAATTGATAGATATGTTGTATTAATTTTTTATAAGTTTCGTGAACTTTATCATATCTTTTAGTGTATTCTTTATTTAAAGCACACCA